TCGTAAAACATCCTCCGCACTTACCAGTCCGTTTCGCAAAAGATAATCCATCGCCCTATCAGGTAATTTGCAATCAGGTTTTGCTTTTTTCAGTTGGCTGACCAATTGTTTAACCAGCATTGTTAATTCGATCACCTGGTAGCGCGGCAATGGTGAATTATCGGATTTGCCCTGACTGTCATCACTGCATGAATGCCCTTCCAGCCAGGCCAATGCTTGTCGCATGAAATACGCAATATGTTTGCCGTGGTAATCGTCTTCATCGATGTGAAAAGCGATACTGCGGATGTATTCTATTGCATTTTCAATGGCCTCCAACGCTATCGGCGCTGGCGGTGCGGTATAAAACTTCGTCCCCAGCGGCAACAACTTCATCGCTTTTTCTCCCTTAATGATGCGATAAGTTGATTTCCCGCCAAGGTCTACCGTTCCATCCATAACAAGGCCGAGTCGCTTCTCTGAAACCTCACCAATAGGCTCTGCTTCCAGCGATGCCAGAGCAATTCGTGCCAGTTCTTCCGCTTCTTCTGCTGGCAGTACAACGTTGCTACCAGGTCCGTATGTTTCGCGCCACTGCTTGATTGTCAGTAGTCGCTCTTTGGTAATAGTGGTCATGGGTTATCCTCTTAGCGCCACAACGCGCACTTCTGGGTCAAAAGATGGTGCATTCTCATCTGTAACATCAGCAACATGACCTACAAAGTCGTTATACTCACCCTCTGATTGGTCATAGCCCTGCCAGACCACGACAGCCTCAGGAGGCATTTTTCTGAGCTTGCTGATTAACTGCCTAACCGTCAGCGACATCTCACTCTCCTTTGATGCGAATGCCAGTAGCGCGGATAGATTTCCATTGTTTCCACATTCGGTTGAAGTCTGTGCCTGATAAGGTTGCGTTACGGTATCCAGTTTCGGTACGCAATCCTTCAAGCGTCGATTTGGAGATACAAATTGAATGCATTACCCATGATTCAAACAAATCACGCTCCCGGGCTTCGCAACTTTGCTTACTCATCTCTTCGATACGTTCAGCCATCGCAGCACACTCTTCAAAGTTGCTTAATGCTTTTCGCTCCCATTCGGCGCATTGTTTTCCAAGCTCTGCAATCAGCTTGTCTTTGCCTTCCAGCTCAACACGCAGTTTCCCTACCGTTAGCGCAATATCCTCGTTCTCCTGATCGCGGCGTTTGATGTATTGCTGGTTTCTTTCCAGTTCATCCAGTAATGCCAGCACAGTAGCCGGATTGGCTGCGGCGATGAATTCAGCATTGGCCTGCTGTTCCATTTGGAAATCTTCATCGAAACCGCTTTCTGGATGTGCTCCTTCAATTCTGCAAATGGGAAGATATCCAACAACTTCACGATGAATTAACGCATCATCACAATCAAATCGGCTCTCTCCATATTCGAGCGACCATACACCACACGTTGCTTTTTCTGCCTTGGCACGCAGTGCCTGATAGTCAATCAGGCTCACTGGTTGCCTCCTTTGCGAATCTGTTCCGCCCATTCTTCAAGGGATTTCTCCGCATATTCACCAGACAGGCCATCAATCGGATGCGGTTCATTAGCCAACTCTTCTTTCGCTGACAGAATCATGCGCGTAACATCGAAAACTTCACGTAAAGACTTATTGATAAATCCGTGGTTGAAAGCAGCAGCAAGACGGCTTGCGGCATAGTTAATACCCTCGTTGCGTGCTTCCGCACGTACTTCAGCCAGGAAAGCATCGGTGGCTGGGGTTTTGATTTCGTTAAGCGCATCACTGAATAAACCACGCTCCATACCTAGCTCTGCTTCGTAATCGGCATCGAATGCAGCGTCTTTGCAGAACTTCTTCATCCCCGCACTCTCCGCTGCCAGCGCCGCGCACTTGGCCTCAAGGTTATCAATCGTGATTCCAGCAGAACGACACTCCCGCAACGCCGTTTCTAGTTTTGATTCAAGTTCACCGAACTTACGGACAAGATATTCATCGTTTGTTTCGTCAACCTTTAAATCACTTGGGATGCATTTACCTTTCAGAAAACCATCCATCTCAATTAGTGTCATTTGTTTCATTTCTTCCCACTCCGCCACATCGCATTCAGATATTTGTTGTCATTAACAGAACCGAAACTCTTTCTCTTAAGCAATTCCTCTCTCGATGGCATTGGCTTTGCGCGTTGGCGAATAATCATTTCTGCCGGAAGAATGCCGGGATTGTATGCAAGTCCTCTCATGGTAAATTCCTCAGTCATTACTGATAGCGCCATAGCGTGAGCGGTAATTACGCAGGCGCGGGTCAATTTCAGGGAAGTGGGTATATGTGGCTTTGCGGAATGGTCGGATTGATGTCTGGTAAATTCGCTCGCGTTCTTCTTTCTCTGCAAGCCATATACAATGGCGAAATTCCTTTTCCTCTTTCGTTTCCTGCGGTAGCGACATTATCCGATCGTAGTTTTTTCTGAATTTATCCAGCACCTCCGATACGGAATTGCCGGAACAGCGGCGCGCGTCATCCGCACCATACAGAGGCGCTGGCATAATTAAATCCTTATTTTTCTAAATCAGAATGGGATGGAATCGTCGTATACAGGAGTGTTCTGCTGGTTACTACTTTGCTGCTGCGGGCCATTTCCTGAAGCTGCAAATCCAATCTTTGCATTCAGTAATTCAAGAGTGATTGATTGACCATTTTGCCCCTGATAAACATCAACCCTGATGTTTTCTCCGGTAATTTCCACAATGCCACCTTCAACAAGAACACTACGGTAGTAATCCGCTTGCGCTCCCGGCTTGGCAAATACAACGGCGCTGTAGTTTGTCCATTCTTTCTTTTTTGTCTGGCGATCGTAATACTGAACGCCAGCACGGATGTTGAATCCGATATTTTCCCCGGTCTGAAACTCTCTTGCGGGCTTGTTTAGTCTTACAGTAATCGAATGTGCCATTAAGCAGCAGCTCCTTCTAATTCGTCTCGTCTGATGTTGTAAACGTCCTGCGCTTTGTGCTGCTCCGGTGTGCCTTCGAGCATCTTCCACGCTTTGGCGAACGCCTGTTTAAGCTCTTCCACGGTGTTTTTCTGCAATGCTGCGTCAGTGAATGCTTTTAGAACCTGTTCAGGTGTAGGTGATGGTTTTGACTGCTTTGCTGCTGCGTTCTGCTGATGTTTATGCTCGTCGGTATCTGCATCTTTCGCATCATCAATGCCGAACAAACCATTGAGGCAATACTTGCGTGCATAAGAGCTTGTAGCTCCCGTAACTTGTGCAGAATCCATTCCTTTCTTGCTTTCTTCCTCTCGTGCAAGAGCGGTTGCCGTATGACTGTTTTCGCCATCGGTAATAGTTGCCGTGGCTTTCACATAATACCGATCACCAATCAACACAACTTCATCGCTGATTGATAAAAACAGGCCATTCAGTAACGGCTTAACGCCTTCAAGAATGTCTTCGCAGCTTCTGTATTTATATTTACCGAATGAGTTGTACTGATTCTTTGGCGCGTTCAAGTTCTCCTGAATAGCTGCCAGTCTTGCGTAAAAGTCTTTGCTCATATGTTTGTTCTCAGAATGGGCATGGCCCAAGGAAATAACGCTGATTTAATACTTCAGTCTTTGCCGCATTTAAAAATACGCGAACACCTTCACGATCTCCCTTCTGGCGATACATTAACGCCTGCTGCGTGTACATGCGTCTCTGTAACTTGCTCTCCTTCACTGTGGTTGCAAGTGACATGAATATCTCCTTCGTTACCGATTAATTCTTTCATCTGACGAATGAATTCTTCGTCTGACCAGTTATCTGTGAAACTCATTTCCTGCGATACCACGGAAGGTTGATAGCTGATTTCATCGCTTTATTTGCTTCAAGCCACATTTTTGAATCACCAATAAATCTGGCTATTACTGCTTTGTTTTGTGCCGCACGAAGCATCTGGTGATTAATGGCTATTTCATTGCGCATAACGCCTCCAGTTGTTTCTTTGCTGCTCTAATTAATTGTTTAACTCGGCGTGATAATTCAGATTCGTGCGGGTAGAAAGCGGACATGACGCCGCTACCCGCGAGCTGAAAGTGCATCATGGGTAACTCCTTATATTTGATTGCATAACGAAAACGCCTCGAGTGAAGCGTTATTGGTATGCGGTAAAGCCGCGCTTAGGCGGCTGATGTTTCTTCTTTCAGGCTTTCGAGATATTTACGTGGGTCGTCGTAACATTGGCATTCGCTGTACCAATCCACCCAGCGATCAGTAAGCCCCACCTCTGATAAATCTTCATCGGTAAGGCTCTCATCCCACATCTCAAGGCCGTTAGCATTGCAGTAATCAGGCTTGATGTTGTTGTCATACTGAAAGGCGTCATAATCAGCCAGTGCGCCCATCAGGCGAACACCCTCTTCAACACTTGCCACTTCTGCAATGAACGGTTTCATAGGTACTTGCGGGATATGCCAGACACGTAATTTCATATTTCCTCCGTCAAAAAAATCGCCCTCACATTGGAGGGCAAAGAAGATTTCCAATAATCAGAACAAGTCGGCTCCTGTTTAGTTACGAGCGACATTGCTCCGTGTATTCACTCGTTGGAATGAATACACAGTGCTTATTCGTACTAATAAAATACCCAATTTTCTGTTTCTTGGTTGTGTCCAAAGTTATATTCAATATCTGGTGTTGATGTATCAATATTTTTCATCCCATCAACAAGAGTTGATACAACAGCCAAATCTTGTTTTATTCTCATTAAATGGTATTTCTTCCGGCGCAATAAACTTTCAATAGCAAGTTTCTTCGTTGGGAATGCAAAAGATCTTTCTGCATTTTTTGCTACTTTCTTAATTGCATATCTATTTCTCTTTTGTTTCCATTCCTGTAACCACTGATTTGGTGCTGGTTTAAAATTAACAATCCAATGCGCAGGAACCAACCATGCATAATGCTCTGTCTGATGAAAAGCTATATATTGAAGTGCGAATATTTTGATTCCATCTTCTTCAACTGTCGCCTGGAATCTCCAGAAAACAGGCATTCCATCATGTTCAGTTTCTGATTCAGGAAAAGGTACGCTCCATGATTTTGTCATATCTCACCTCAAATAAGTGGTTTGCTGTCTAATTTCATTTTCTGGCGACCAACACAAGTCACACCCATTTCACTGCGTGGCTTGCTGTAATAAATTAGGTTAGTTCAGCCAATAAAAAACCCACCGAAGTGGGCTATGACCATTTTTTATTTGGATTTCGTTGGTGAGCGTGATTAACAACTCTGTGCATTACATCCTCATATTTTTCATCTTCAATTTTTTCGACATCGCGAGGAAATGGTGTTGCTAATGCTTTGTCAACTTTGTCCATTGGGTCTTCATTAATCTTATATTCAGGACCGTCATCTATAGCATTAAATCCAGGTGTTACACCGTTTTTTAATGCATATGCTATCCTCTTTTCCCATCTCGCTATTCTCCTCCTGTCTCGAGATGTAAGACCTCTATCAGATACTTTTCTGTTTTGTCCGCGGTCAGGATTAACATAAATAGTCTTTTTCACCATAAGCATACTCAATAAGCACCGTACGGTAGTTTACTGTACAATTTTATTTTTTGGACTGCATGTATTTTGTTTCCTAATGGGTTTGAATCCTTGTAATAAATACTTCTATTTTTTCGAACAACTTCTTCTTTCTTCTTGCAGCAAAGGCTTCCTAGTGATGCTGCTTTGTCTGCTCTGACGCAACCAGAGAGCTTTAGCGCAATTTTTCGCGCCAGTGCTTCATTACTGCGTCGCTCGGCAATAAGTTCTGCTCTGCGAGCTTTGTAGCGGCTTTTTGCCGTACCTTTGGATTCTTTCCAGACAATGGTTACCATGATGGTCTCCTTTAAGTGGCTTTGGCGCATGACGCGTCGAGGTGCTTATCTTCTCGATCGCTGTCTTGCAGCTGCAATTCGCGCCATCCCCAAAACCACTCAAGTTCTGGTCTCAACGGTTAGGTTGAGAGTTCGTCGATGTTAAAGAGCCTGCCAATCTGTTCCGTTTGGCTTCCAGCCTCCTGCTGACGGCTTAAAATTAAGACCTCTTAATTTTTTGGTCAAGTGTATTTTTGAAGAAAACTTAATTTTATGGGCGCGAATTTAGTTTGTCTTTGATTTTTAACGGGAAATAAAAAAGGGGCGAAAGCCCCTTAAGGAAGGTTTGCTAGCTTGGCATCAACGACAACGCCAATGATTTTACAGTTCCCATTGATTTCAATCATTGGGTATTGTGGATTGAGTGGTTTCAGGAATTTTCTACCGGCATCAATAACTAACTTTTTGAATGTCGCCTCGTTTTCTCCTTCAAGTTTGGCGACTACCAGCTTTCCATTACGTGGTTCGACTTCTGGGTCGACGAGAATAATCATCCCTTCAGGAATACTCAGTCCTGCCGGGGCAGTCATTGAATCACCTTTAACGTCGAGCCAAAAAGAGTCTTCAGAACAATCTACCGTTGTGTCGTACCAGTTATCTATTGCACGCCTATGATATGGCTCTACAGCTTCCATCCAACATCCTGCGCTTACCCAACTAATTAGAGGATACGAACCTCTTGGATCATGCCTGCTGTGATAGGCAATGTTTGAAAGACTATCCTCTCCTTTCAACAGGTAATCAGGGGAGCACTGCAAAGCCTTGGCTAAGGCCAATAGGTTTTCGCCATTGGGCTCAGTTTCAGATCGCTCCCATTGGGAAATAGCAACATTAGACACGCCAACCATCTTGCCAAGGGCAGCCTGCCTAATCTTGAGTTCTTTTCTGCGAGCGCGAATACGCTCACCCATCAGTTGTGTATTCATAGTTAAGACATCTTAAATAAACTTGACTTAAGATTCCTTTGGTGGATAATTTAAGTGTTCTTTAATTTCGGAGCGAGTCTATGTACAAAAAAGATGTTATTGACCACTTCGGAACCCAGCGTGCTGTTGCTAAAGCACTAGGCATTAGCGATGCAGCAGTCTCTCAGTGGAAAGAAGTTATCCCAGAGAAAGACGCCTATCGATTGGAAATCGTTACAGCTGGCGCCCTGAAGTATCAAGAAAGTGCTTACCGCCAAGCGGCATAAGTAAATTGCTCTTTAACAGTTCTGGCCTTTCACCTCTAACCGGGTGAGCAAACATCAGCGGCAAATCCACTGGGTGTGCCGCTATATATCAATATAGGAAAATTAACAAATGGCACAAGCAAGTTACAGCAAGCTAACACAGCGAGAAATTGATCGCGCAGAAACAGATTTACTCATCAACCTGTCAACGCTTACCCAGCGCGGTCTGGCAAAGATGATTGGCTGTCATGAATCGAAGATAAGCAGAACGGACTGGAGATTTATTGCTTCGGTCTTGTGTGCTTTCGGAATGGCATCAGACATCAGTCCGATTAGCAGAGCTTTTAAGTATGCGCTTGATGGACTCACCAATAAAAAACGCCCGGTGTGCAAGACCGAGCGTTCTGAACAAATCCAGATGGAATTCTGAGGGAATTACTGGATCAATCCACAGGAGTCATTATGACAAATACAGCAAAAATACTCAACTTCGGCAGAGGTAACTTTGCCGAACAGGAGCGTAATGTGGCAGATCTCGATGATGGTTACGCCAGACTATCAAATATGCTGATTGAGGCTTATTCAGGCGCAGATCTGACCAAGCGACAGTTTAAAGTGCTGCTTGCCATTCTGCGTAAAACCTATGGGTGGAATAAACCAATGGACAGAATCACCGATTCTCAACTTAGCGAGATTACAAAGTTACCTGTCAAACGGTGCAATGAAGCCAAGTTAGAACTCGTCAGAATGAATATTATCAAGCAGCAAGGCGGCATGTTTGGACCAAATAAAAACATCTCAGAATGGTGCATCCCTCAAAACGAGGGAGGTTCCCCTAAAATGAGGGAGATCCCTCAAAACGAGGGAAAATCCCCTAAAACGAGGGATAAAACATCCCTCAAATTAGGGGATTGCTATCCCTCAAAACAGGGGGACACAAAAGACACTATTACAAAAGAAAAAAGAAAAGATTATTCGTCCGAGAATTCTGGCGAATCCTCTGACCAGCCAGAAAACGATCTTTCTGTGGTTAAACCGGATGCTGCAATTCAGAGCGGCAGCAAGTGGGGAACAGCAGAAGACCTGACCGCCGCAGAGTGGATGTTTGACATGGTGAAGACCATCGCACCATCAGCCAGAAAACCGAATTTTGCAGGGTGGGCTAACGATATCCGCCTGATGCGTGAACGTGACGGACGTAACCACCGCGATATGTGTGTGCTTTTCCGCTGGGCCTGCCAGGACAACTTCTGGTCCGGTAACGTGCTGAGTCCGGCCAAACTCCGCGACAAGTGGACCCAGCTCGAAATCAACCGGAACAAGCAACAGGCTGGCGTGACAGTCGGCAAACCAAAACTCGACCTGACAAACACAGACTGGATTTACGGGGTGGATCTATGAAAAACATCGCCGCACAGATGATTAACTTTGACCGTGAGCAGATGCGTCGGATCGCCAACAACATGCCGGAACAGTACGACGAAAAGCCGCAGGTACAGCAGGTAGCGCAGATAATCAACGGTGTATTCAGCCAGTTACTGGCAACTTTCCCGGCGAGCCTGGCTAATCGTGACCAGAACGAACTGAACGAAATCCGCCGCCAGTGGGTTCTGGCTTTCCGGGAAAACGGGATCACCACGATGGAACAGGTGAGCGCCGGAATGCGTGTTGCCCGTCGGCAGAATAGACCATTTCTGCCATCACCCGGGCAGTTTGTTGCATGGTGCCGGGAAGAAGCATCCGTTAACGCCGGGCTGCCAAACGTCAGCGAGCTGGTTGATATGGTTTACGAGTATTGCCGGAAGCGTGGCCTGTATCCGGATGCAGAGTCTTATCCGTGGAAATCGAACGCGCATTACTGGTTGGTTACCAACCTGTACCAGAACATGCGGGCCAATGCGCTGACTGACGCGGAATTACGGCGCAAGGCTGCCGATGAACTGACCTGTATGACAGCGCGAATTAACCGTGGTGAGACGATACCTGAACCAGTAAAACAACTTCCTGTTATGGGCGGTAGACCTCTAAATCGTGCACAGGCTCTGGCGAAGATCGCAGAAATCAAAGCTAAGTTTGGGCTGAAAGGAGCAAGTGTATGACGGGCAAAGAAAGATTCTTCGTTACTTGAAGAAATACAGTGTTTATTGTTCTTTTGAGATGTTGCGAAAACAGGAATTACCACGGTAAACATTTTGTAGCTGACCCATGCATTGATGAAATATTGTGGGTATTTAATAGAGCATAATTATCAAGTTGCGTAAGATGTGGAGTAATGGTATGGGCGGTGTTAGCACCGCCTTTAATTAAAGCTCAGAAAGCTGTGATAATATTTTTTCTGGAGTGGTTTCGTTGGAAATGCTAAATAATACAGCACCTTTGACTGATTCATCTCTCATTTCAATTTCACATGAATTATGGTTGTATGAGATTGCATAATTTTTTAATGTTCTTTCGCTTTGCCACCACACCATATTTGCAAGACTTCCGTTATACGTTCTTATCTCGATTGATCCGGGCAGGGCTTTCCAGATAACACCTCCTAGCAATGTAAGAGCGGCTGCACCAACATTTTTTGCATGATGGTTAGAACGTTCCATTACCCCTTCAGCATAACGATGAAGAATCTCTATGTCAGTCGCTTTGATAGTCATGTTATTTCCATGTAATTGCTGTGTGAAACGTAGTGTTAGTTAGGTGTTAGCAGAATATAGCATCAAAGTCGAAACCGGTAGAAAAAATATTGGTGATTATTTCGCTGCATTTGGAACTGGAACAACAATGATTATTAGCATGATTGCTTTTTCCAGTCATAAGAATGAGTCGTGTTAATTTTTTCTATTCAATAGGAAATTATCATGTCATCAGAATATGAACAACTACGGTGACTTCTGCGCTAAACGGGGACGTTTATGCGCACATACAATCCAAACTCTCTTCTCCCTCCACAGATGCAGAAATACACCTGCGATTTTTTGCATTCGGTGTTTTTGGCAGCCAAGAACAGGGAGTCTCTGTTTGTCTGGCGGCTAAAGGTGATATGGAAATCGTGATGTCTTAGCCTAAAGTAGTTGCAACAGTTGGAGCGATTATGGTGGTAGTAGTGATCATCGCGCCCCCCATATGCAAGGGTTGACGACATTATTTATCCGGCGCTATATTCTGTGCGTTGCCGCAAAATCGGCACACGGGATTGGCGTCCCGGACATCAAAACGACGCATAACCGCGTTCGCGGTTTTTTTATGCGCAGTGCACGTCTACACAAAAATTATGGTGGGCTGTGTGAGGGCTTCTTCGGAAGCGCCGGATTTCGTTTTGACCGGTTACGCCAACCTTGCACAGTCCACCACCAGTCGATTGGCGTCGTCGGTGGTGATAGCTCAAATTCAAAACGAGATTATCGCTATGGTCACTCAGCTCGCATTCCGCGATGTAAAATTCACTCCTATAAATCACAACAACCAGATCTGGTTTACCAGCAAAGAATTGGCGGCAGCATTAAAATATGCCAGCACCAAAGCAGTAACCGACATCTACAACAAAAATATTGATGAGTTTACTGACGGAATGTCTCAGGTCGTCGAATCAACGACCTCAGGAAATTATCGTAAGAAGACTCGCATTTTCTCCCTCCGTGGCGCCCATCTGATCGCCATGTTCGCCCGCACTCCTGTGGCCAAAGAATTCCGCCGCTGGGTGCTGGATATTCTCGATCGAGAAATTCAACAATCCCCAATCACAAAACAATTCACTGATAACGAACTTTGCACACTTGCTTGGTTATGGCGGGCAAGTGACACAATGTTAACCGCTTGCCAAAACGTCACTCCGCTTCTTCAGGTAGCAGAACACCGCGAAGCCGGTCGCTTCACTTCAATCGAACAAGAATATCCCCGGATACTCAATAAGGCACAGGCAATCCTTGCCAGAGAAACGGCACATGTAAAATTCCGGCCGTGGCAGGATGATAAGTGGAGTCGAGTATTGACGCATTTACGTTCTGAACGGCTGTAATAAAGTTGCGGGAGAGAAATGCCGCTAGTATTTTGTAATTAATTGAATGCTGACGGTTTAATGAGAAGTCAAGAACACTACTTGTACTATAATCGTTCGATGTTAGTGAGGGTTTGATGCAAAAAATGAAGTGATTGACCCTAAATTTGCGCGATCAGCGACAGATTGTACACCGAGATCCTGTGGGCTGGAATTTGCAGAGAAATACCGAAAATGATATCCAATATTGTTTTCAGTTCCTACATCATACCTGATAAGGGTATAATCATAAAAATTAGGATAATTCAAGTTATAATTGTATGAATAAAAACGACCTTGAAGCATTATCTGACACTAGGCTTAATGAGGCCAAATGCTTGCTTGATCATGGCTTTTTTCATGGTGCATATTATCTTTGTGGGTATGCAGTTGAATGTGCATTGAAGGCCTGTATTGCCAAGTCATTTTTACAACATGAGTTTCCAAACAAAAAAGTCGTAAATGATTCATATACTCATGATTTGTCGCAACTTCTCAAAATTGCCAACTTACATCAAATTTTGATTGCTGACGCAAAAAATGATGTTTCGTTGGAGATTAACTGGTCGGTCGTTAAAGACTGGAGCGAGCAATTTAGATACGACAATAACATAAGTAAAGCTATGGCCGAACAATTGTTTGATGCTGTAGGTGACCAAAATTCTGGAGTTTTGAAATGGGTAAAAGCACACTGGTAATCGGCAGAGAGTTGACAAAAGATATGGAATTCTCAGGTCAATTTTTGTTAAAAAAACTCAAGTTACAGAATTTAACTATTGATGCTGCAATGTGGTTTTATTACCCAGATCTATCATGGAGATATATTTTAGTTATCAGTAACTTCTCAGAACGTGGGACGGCAGAAATATATAGAAAAATCAGTGAGATAAATAGAAATAGCATATCAAAAAAGTATAAGCCGATACCATTAGAAGCAATTGAGGCTAAGGGGGATTCAGCTTTTGTTTATAAAATGTTAAAAGGATTTGCTAGAGTCAACGATGGTAAAGTTCGCGTTTCTAATTCTATGGTAAATGGTTTAGAAATCGTTGACTGTCTGATCTATGAGTTAAAATAAGAAATCTCTTGCTGGGTATCATTATTGTTTAAATGACTTTTGATTTTCAATAATCAACTTGTCATAATTAAGTCACCGGAGTTTGAACTCCTCCGGTGACTTCTGCGCTAAACGGGGACGTTTATGCGCACATACAATCTAAACTATCTTCTCCCGTCACAGATGCAGAAATGCACCTGCGATTTTCTTTATCCAGCGTTTGACCTCTGCGGAGGTGAAGCGTGAACCTCCCACAAGACGGCATCAAACTGCATCGCGGTAACTTCACCGCTATCGGTCAGCAGCTCCAGCCTTATTTGGAAGACGGCAAGTGCTTTCGCATGGTGCTTAAACCGTGGCGCGAGAGACGCAGTCTTTCCCAGAATGCACTTAGCCACATGTGGTACAGCGAAATCAGTGAATACCTTATCCGCAGGGGGAAATCGTTCGCTACCGCAGCATGGGTAAAAGATGCTCTCAAACACACATACCTCGGTTATGAAACCAAGGACCTGGTTGATGTCGTAACCGGCGAAATCACTACTATCCAGTCGTTACGCCATACCTCCGATCTTGATACCGGAGAGATGTATGTCTTCCTGTGTAAGGTTGAAGCCTGGGCGATGAATATTGGCTGCCACCTGACTATTCCGCAGAGCTGCGAGTTCCAGCTGCTGCGCGACAAGCAGGAGGCGTAATGGCTACACCGCTTATTCGTGTCATGAACGGACACATCTACAGAGTACCAAATCGTCGTAAGCGTAAGCCTGAGCTAAAACCATCCGAAATACCAACACTGCTCGGATATACCGCCAGCCTGGTTGATAAAAAATGGTTGCGACTGGCAGCAAGGAGGAATCATGGCTGATTTGAGAAAAGCAGCGCGTGGTCGCGAATGCCAGGTAAGAATCCCTGGCGTATGCAATGGCAACCCTGAAACGTCTGTACTGGCACATATCCGGCTGGCTGGACTGTGTGGCACCGGTATTAAACCGCCAGACCTTATTGCCACCATTGCCTGTTCTGCCTGTCACGACGAAATCGACCGCCGCACGCATTTTGTCGATGCTGAGTACGCAAAAGAATGCGCGCTGGAAGGTATGGCGAGAACGCAGGTTATCTGGCTGAAAGAGGGGGTAATCAAGGCGTGAATACCTACAGCATCACATTACCCTGGCCTCCGAGCAATAATCGCTATTACCGCCATAATCGCGGGCGCACGCACGTCAGCGCAGAGGGGCAGGCATACCGCGATAACGTCGCCCGAATCATTAAAAACGCAATGCTGGATATCGGCTTGGCTATGCCTGTGAAAATCCGCATTGAGTGCCACATGCCGGATCGCCGTCGCCGTGACCTGGATAATCTGCAAAAAGCCGCTTTTGACGCACTCACTAAAGCAGGTTTCTGGCTGGATGATGCTCAGGTCGTTGATTACCGCGTTGTGAAGATGCCTGTTACCAAAGGTGGGAGGCTGGAACTGACCATCACCGAAATGGGGAATGAATGATGTTTGAGTTTTATATGGCAGAACGTCTTCGCCACCGCTGGGGGCGTCTGCGCTTATATCGTTTCCCCGGTTCTGTTTTGACCGATTACCGAATACTGAAGAATTACGCCAAAACCCTGACAGGAGCAGGAGTATGAAGTCAGAGATAACAATCAACTAATACTGTTTCGTTGATTTTTGCTTGTAATTGGCGTTCTGGTCTGATTTTTGTGGAGTAAGTTGATGCGTGATATTCAGATGGTTCTTGAGCGTTGGGGAGCGTGGGCGGCTAATAATCATGAAGATGTGACCTGGTCGTCCATTGCCGCCGGTTTTAAGGGATTAATTACTTCAAAAGTAAAATCTCGCCCGCAATGTTGTGACGATGACGCGATGATCATTTGCGGGTGCATGGCCCGTCTGAAAAAGAACAACAGCGATTTGCACGATTTATTAGTAGATTATTATGTAGTCGGTATGACATTCATGTCACTGGCAGGTAAGCATTGCTGCTCTGATGGTTATATCGGGAAAAGGTTACAGAAGGCTGAGGGCATAATTGAAGGGATGTTAATGGCATTAGATATCCGGTTAGAGATGGATATCGTTGTTAATAACTCTAATTAATATGCCAATTGTTTACTAAAAATTATTAAGAATGGGGCGTTGAAACGCCCCCAAAAATAAAGGGTAATATATAACAGAAGGTTTATAT